CGTGGCGAGTTGGGAAGTTTACCAGATGACGCAGAGCAAAATATGCGGTTAGATTTTATAGATGCAGAGTTGAGCGAGATTCGCGGCAATCTTGACGAACGTTGATGACGCTAAACCTGCTCTTTGCATGAGGACATCCCAATGAAACTTGACAGCGAAGAACAAAGAAAGCAGTTGTTAGAATTACTATCTGCTATTGAAGTAAAAGTAACTTTTCGTACATTAGATGCTACAAAAAATACAATGTTATCTATAATTAATCCAATTCGTAATGCAGAAATAGAGCAAATAGTAGAAGAAATAATAGAAAATAACTAATGCCTAAAACTACTCTAGCACCAATCGCAAAGTGGACAGTGGAACACGAACGTATTGTCGCTATGCATATTGGTGGGTTGACTAATGAGGAGATTAAGCTTTCAACAAAGAAAAAAGTTTCTCTAGTCAGGATCTCTCAGATTCTTTCAGATCCAAAGGCGAGGGAGATTATTAATCTAGCTTCTTTAAAAATTCGTTCGAATATGATGGAGAGTCTGGATGATGGGATTGCTGTATTAGCCATAACCGCGATGAAGCGGATAGCAGAAACGATTAATTTTTCAGACTTTGTTCTAGGTTCTCCTGCAAAGCAGCATCAAGATCGTTTAGGTTTTGATTTGATCAAGCTAGTCAAAGGTGATGGCGGAGGTGGACCAGAAAACGCTCCTCCGTTGGATGCAGGTTTGTCTAAAAGACTTATCGAAGCTCTTGAGGATGCGAATAAAGCTGATGAATTAATCGAAGAAGCTAATTTTGAGTTAGTTGATAATGAGTAACGAAAAGGATTGGACAGGTGAGATTGGAGATCTGTTTACTCCAAGTAAACTAAAGAAGGCTCGTCATGCTGCTGAGGAACGAGGAAAGGATTGGGATCAGACTACGATAGATTACCTGCGCCGTAGATGTAAAGAGGATCTTTTCTTCCTCTGTCGTGGTCCTCTGGAGTATACAAAACTCTCGACTAAGTTTCATAAAGACCTTACAAATTGGCTTCAAGGCACACGTGATCTTCAGCACAGAATGCTCCTGCTTGCTCGTGGTCATTACAAGACAACAGTAAGCACGATCGGTGAAGGTATTCAAATGGCCTTGCCGAATGTGAGCGGTGTGACAGATCATCCGTATCATCTAGGGCCTAATGTCAAAGTTCTTATTTCACACGAGGTTAGAGAAACAGCTGCGCAATTTTTGTTTGAAATTACTGCTGCTTTTACTCGCAAGCCTATTCTTATGGCATTATTTCCTCAATGCATTCCTAGCAAAAATGTGGAAAGGATTAATAAGTGGCAGCTTGAGCTTCCAAGGACAGAGCATCATAAAGAAGCCACGTTTTCGACAATAGGCTCTGGAGGCGCTGCTCAGGGTGGACATTATAACTGGCTTAAACTCGATGACCTTGTAGGAGAGAAAGCGAGAGATTCTGAGACCATCATGCGGACGACTCTGACCTGGTTTGATAACATTAACTCTCTTCTGACCGAGTTCGAGATTGATGGCTGGGACTTAACTGGGACTCGATGGGCGTATTCTGATGTCTACTCTCACGCAATGGAGCGGTACGGGATAAACATAGAAAGTTCTGTTCTAAACTGTGTCTCACCAAGAGAGATTCAATCCCATGGTGGTGGTGTACTAGGTGTCTATGCCAGAGGGGCGATAGAAAATGGTATCCCGGTCTTTCCAGAGCAATTCAGTCTCGGAAAGCTAGAGATCCTCCGCAAAAACCGCCTTGTCTGGGCAGCACAGTATGCTAATAATCCAATGGAATCAGGATTAAATGAATTCTCTTGGCCGATTAAGTTCTATAACACTAATCCACGGCGCGATCTCGTTGTTTTTGAGGGCGAGTCTAGCTTCAAGCGTGGTCTTCACGAACTAAACATCTATGTTCTAACCGATCCCTCAATGGGAGAATCTGCAACAGCAGATGAAACAGGAATTATCGTAGTCGGAATAGACCAGAAATTTAACATCTTCATCTTAGAAACAATCAAAAAACGTCTCATTCCTCCTGCTTACGTTGATGAGATTTTCCGACTTAATACTAAATATCGCCCAGAGGTTATTGCAATCGAAGAAGTGAATTTCTCAGGAATCTATAAATACTGGATTGCAGAGAAAGCAAAAGAACTCCGAACCCATCCTCCAATCCGGTCTTATAAACCTGGGAATAAGAGGACAAAGCTTGGACGAATTCGAGGGCTCTCTCATTTCTTCTCTGCCGGACAAATTTATATCCACGAAGGAATGCATTCTTTTCGCGATGAGTATGAACAGTTCCCAATGGGAAATTCAGAACACTTACTTGATGCCCTAGCCCAAGGACCGGATTTTTGGAATCGTGGAATGAGTGCTAATGAAGTTGAAACACAAAACGATGCGGTTGAAGAAATTCTTGATGAACGTTCAGCTTTGACTGGATATTAAGCATGATTGAAATAAGTGCGGTACAAGCTTTAATTGCTTTATGTTTTGTTGTCATTGGTCCAGCAAGTGGTGTTTGGTCAGGGCTTCTTATTAAAAACTTGACCCAAAGAATTGAAGAAGACAGAGAAGATACGCGCTCTTGGTTAAAGGGGCTACAAAGTAAAACAGATGAGAATTCAAAAAATATTGCTGAAGTAATTGCTGTTATGCAAGACAGGAAAAATAGATCATGACCGGACAAGCCTTACATAAAGATGCAGCCTTTCTTGGTCTAGCAGAAGTCCAAGGAGTAGAAGATCTTCCAGTAGACGAGAACTCTTCCACTAGTGGTCGTTGGCCTCGGATGATTAAGCTTGATACTGACACCGAGACACGGCTTAAGCTCTGGCTCAAGGACGAAGTAACGGCATTCAATCTGGAGCGTGGTCCTCTACTCCAAGACTGGATCACCTGGCAGAATCAATACTGGGCAGAGCCCGTAGACAAAGTAAAGAACTTCCCTTTTAAACGCGCTGCTAATATCGTAGTTCCTCTTTCTGCTATTGCTGTTGAAGCAATGCAGGCAAGAATCATGAATACTCTTTTCTCTGTCGAACCTTTCTGGTCCATTCGTCCAAGAGCAAAAGAATGGATTCCGGCGGCTAAGCCTTTTGAAGCTTATCTCCAAGCTGAAGTAGAAAACAGTGAGACACTAAAGGTATATGAATTTTGTAACGAAGCAGTTATTGAGCTTGTCAAACTCGGTACTTGTGTAGGAAAGTCAGGATATGAGCGGCATACGAAGAAGAGCTTACGTTTAGTCGGGGATGAGGAACAAGAGTTCTACGCCACAATCCGTAATGGCCCAACAATTGAACGTGTTCCTCTTGGGAATTTTATCCAAAGATTCTCTGAACTTGATTCTCAGACTGCTCCTCTCGTAGGAGAACGGCATGAGTTCAGCTGGAGTCAGCTTAAACAGATGGCCCAGGATGGCCGGATGTGGGCTGAGGCTGTTGAGGAAATCAAACCTCATAGCATAGCCAAAGGACAAGTAACTTCGTACGATGAAGGAGGAAAGCTTCAGTCTGAAGTAGACAAGCTAGCTAAGACTGAGCCTAAATGGACAGATGTGTTTGAAGTTTTCGAACTATGGTGTTCATTCGACGTAGATGGCGATGGGATTAATGAAGAAGTCGTAGTTGATTACCATATGGAATCAGGTACGTTTTTAGCTATCAGATATAACTGGTATGATGATCTACACAGGCCGTATAAGATTTGTAATTACATCAATGTCGAAGGGATTTGGCCAGGAATTGGAGTTTGTAAGCAAGTTGAGCAGCTACAGGAAGAAGTCACTACGATCCATAGACAACGCCTGGATAACGCAACTCTAGCCAATATGTCCCAGATTGTTCTCCGTAAAGGAATGGGATACGGGAATGGTGAGCCAATCTTTCCAGGCAAGATGTGGTTCGTAGATGATCCGACTAGAGATATTCAGCAATTCAAGCTAAGTGAGATTTATCCGAGTTCTTACATCAATGAAGAAAGCATCGTAAGTTATTACGAAAAAAGGACTGGAGCTAATGAAGTTATTCTTGGAATTCCTCAATCAGGTACTCCTGGCACAGCTACGTCTGATCTTACTCGTCTTGCGGAGGGTAACAAGAGGTTTGATCTGGTGCTTAAGAATGTTAAAAGATGGCTTTCAACAATTGGACTCGACGTTGTCACGAATTATCAAATTTTTGGAAACCAAGATGTCCATTGGATGGTAATGGGGGAAGATGGTTTTTGGGTTGAACAAGTTCTCCAAATGCCTTCAGTCCTTGTTCGGCGCGGGGCGATCATAGATCTTACAGTCACAGATTCAATCACGAATCGCCAGGTTGAGCAACAGCAATGGATGAGTCTCTTTCAAGTTGTTACAAACTACTACGACCGTGTTCTTTCTCTTGCCCAGCTTCTTGGTCCAGAAGTATTTCAACAGGTTTCAACACGTGCTCTTGAAGCTTCAGACGAAGCCATGCGCCGTCTACTAGATACATTCAACATTGTAGATTCAGACCGATTCTCTTTAGTCGAGGAAAATCCAAATGCCCAGTCAGCCGGAGCCGAAGCAACATCCGGAGCGGGAGCGCTTACAGCACCTGCATCCAACGGACCAACAGGAAATTCTCTCGCTGGTTCAGCATAAAGGTTGGGAAGTCTTTGTAAGAATAATGGAAGACACACTTGTTGGCCTACTTTCAGCAGAAGAATCGGGAAGTGATCCGAATGAAGTCTTTGCTAAAGTAAAAATCCGAGAGGGCTTTGGCCAGGCTCTAGATATTATCTCTAGAATCTCTAGTCGAGAGGAGTTGGACAATGGAAATGCCAAGCTGGCCATGGAGCAAAGAGGAGAAAGAACCTACGTCAAAGGACGGAGAGGAAGGTTTGACGGAGGAAGAGAAAGAAGCCCAGAGGAAACTGGAATCATCCTCCAGTCCGCCCCAAACGGATACGGGAGTTCAATCCCCGTTTAACGTTGATGGGCCGCTTGCTGGAAAGACAGAGAAGGAAATTTCTGATCTGCTTGCAATTCAGGACATGACTATTAAGGAACACGCAGCGGTTCCTCTTGCTCCAACTCAAGCTGCACCTGAGCCTGAGCCAGAACCTGTAATAGCTACTTCAGAAGAATTCTTCGCCAATCCTGGCAAGGTAATGAACGATGCTATCAGTGCTGGTATTCAAAGTCAGATGAAAGAGATTGTTAGTGAGCTTCGATCAGACATGGGATCAAGGAAAATTAAAACCGCATGGGAGGAAGCCGCTGAGAGTATTCCAAACCTCTCCTCGATGCGTCCTTTGATTGAAGCCAAGCTGAAACAAAGCGGAATTACTACTCCAAACATAGCCTCAATCATTGGCGTTAATGACATGCTTCTTGGTCAAGCACAAAGAGAAGGACAGGCTTTGCCTGAAATGGAGACTAAAGCTGGATCAGCCCCTATAGCAGAGAATACTAGAATGATTCCTCAACATAATGTTTCAACTCAGCCTCTCTCTTCAACAACGAAGAAAGTTGAATACGAACCATTGGATGAGAATGAGGCCAGGATGGCAAGAGAAAAGAAAATGACTCCTGAAATGTTCCGTCAATGGCAAGCTATTGATGGTGAGGATGTTCTGCGTCCGGCAGCCGAGAAAGCATCATGAGCCCTATTAAGCCTCAGAAGAAAGCCGAAAGTCTTGAGACTCTAGTTGCTGTGGAGGAAAAAGTAGAGGATACTATGACGGCTGCTATGGATGAGATTATAGAAGCTCTCCCAGCACCAGAGCTTATTGAGGAAATTGTTGAAGAACCCGCAACCGCCCCAGTAGGCGCGGCAGACTTCTCTACCTCATCCCATGTAGCACCACAAGTCCTTGAAGAAGCTCACGTTTTTCTTAACCGATACGGAATTCAAACAGCTGATCTTACTCCAAAGGAGGTAATGACAAAAATACAAAAAATCCAAAGCTATAAAGAAGAGAGTGCTCAAGTATTATCCCGAGGACAGGCATTGGATGGAATAGAACGACTCCTCTCCTTCTTGCCCAAGGGATACACAGGGAGTTTCATGCGTGAGAATGATATGGACATTAGCCGCGCTGAGACTCAAGGGTTTAAGGTATTCATCAGTGATGAGGCTAGGTTAGAAAGCTCAACTGGTACATCAGACGGACGCGTTCGTTATGGTGATCAAATCTTAATGATGATTCCAGAAGAGAAGTTCGTAGCAAATCGCTTACTTAAATCCGATCGTTTAGCTGCACGAAGAAAGTCGCATAACCAAAAAGCTGGCGCTGTGGACCAGGGAAGCGGAAACCATGCTTCTAATCCACTATTTCCTCTCATTAAACTTTAGGAGAATTTATTATGGGGCTGACAAGAATTCAGCCTTCTCGCAGGGCTTCTGGCCCGCCTGAGTATAAGCAATTTGCTATTCAGGCAGCAGCTACATTTCCTCAAGGCGCTCCGTTGCAACGAGATACTGTTGAGTCGGATATTGAGGAACATGCTGGGGGATCTACTGTTACGGGTATTATTGGCGTAGCTATGTTTGGAGTTTCCTCTGGAGTCCCTGCTGCGAAAGGTGGTATAGCGTACGGAACGACGCTCACGGTTGCTATTGCTAATGGAGATACTGAGTTTGTTGGTATGCTGATTAACTCAACGACCATTCAGACTCCAGCAGCTGGAAATGATGGAACGAATTATGGTTTGGTTAAAGTTAGTGGTGAATGGTACGTGGATGAAGCAGATACAACCAACGTCCATGTCACTGTCACTGGCTTTGATGCAAACCGTAAGCTCGTGTTCTTCAAGTTCCTTGCTTCAGCAGTTTCTAATTAACTCACGTTCACTTAAATAGGAGAGATATTTCATGCAAGTCCGTGGCGCATTTAACCACATACTGCGACCTGGACTCAGGAGCGATTTCCGCGATAGTTACATGAGTTTCGAGTCTGAGTATGATGGTATTCTCAAGACCGGAACCATGGATCGCGCGGAAATTGAGGCTACAACTCAATCGGGATTGGGTAGGCAGGTTACTTTGCCGGAAGGCGAGGCTTACACCATTCTTGATACTGAGTTGGCAGACAAGATCACGTACACGGATACACAGTTCGGTCTTGGCTTCTCAGTGTCGCAAGAGTTGATGGAAGATGACCTTTATGGTCAGGCAAACCAGTCTTCAAAATGGCTGGGAAGATCCACGCGGTTGATTCAGGAGTATCAGACTGCCGATTGGCTTGATGATGCTTTTGATGGGAATACGTTTACAGGGTTTGCGGCTGAGTCTCTGTGCAGCACGACTCATTCTCTAATTGGCTCTGACTCCACGTGGTCGAACCAGGTTTCTGGTAATACGCAGCTAGGGGTTCTAGGGCTTCAAGCAGCGTTCGAGCTTGGTGAGCAGACTGTGGATCATAACAACGATCCCATTCCTATTCACATTGATACACTCTTTGTTAATGTTTCCGAGGAGTGGATGGCAATTCAGCTTACACAGAACGCTGATGAGCCCTTTACGTCTAATAGAAATATTAACGCATCACGCCGTAAGAGACAGCTTTCTTACAAGGTTTCCCATTACAAAGACCAGACCGGCAAAGACTGGTTTGCTAGGGATTCTGCGAATCACGATGCTCACTTTGACTTCAAGGTCAGTCCTCAGTTCCCGGACTGGTATGAAGATTCTACTCGTTCAGCATTCTTTGCTTCGCGTCAGCGGTTCGCCGTTTGGCACTATGATCCTCGTGGTTGGATTGGCTCCAACGCAACCTGAGGAGGGAGAGTATCATGGGTAGATCAATGCTTTCCCTTTCGGGTCTTGTGGGTATTAATGGAATTAATGTTAATGCCCCGGTGACGGGTGAAGAGATTTATGTCAGTTCTGTTACCGGAGGAACTAGTAGCAGGAATGGACTAGATCCTGATTTTCCATTCGCTACGCTTGCTGCTGGATTGG